CTTAAGAATTTATACAAATATATACTAACATCAATTACTAATTTTTTTCCTGTTAATTTACTTAAATGAATTTTGGTTATTGACTTTTTGTTACAGTTGTCTAATAAGAACCTGTTTAAATTTTTTATTCCCATTTTGTTGGATTTTATATTTTACAATTTGTATTCAATAATAAAATTCTTCAATTTTTTGAATAATAGAAATATTTTCTTTATTTATTATAACCAATGAAACAAATAACGAAAGAAATAACTGAATTTTTAAACAATTTTAAAAATAAAATTCCATCAACAAAGTTCTCAATGGATACTAAAAATTTTCTAAAAGAATTGTTTATTTTGATGAAACAAGGTGATGACTACTATGAAAAACACAAATCAAAAATAGAAATTAATGTAAAAAATAATATTCCTGAAAGTAATGATTTTAATTATATGCCTAGTAACATTAGAAATAATATTAACGCTATGAATGGTACTTGTTATGAATATAACTTTACAATTAATACAAAAAAATACAAAGTTTCTTTCTATATTGAGAACAATGATAAAATAGATAGGGAAAAAAGTATAAAAAAAATATTTATATGGTTATTTATAGCAAATGCCTATGCAAATGAAAAATGTTCTCAATATTTGAATATAAATTTATACTTAACTAATTTAAAAAAGGTTCTCCCAAATAATACAAAAATTATTAAACAAGAAAATGCGAATACCGCATTTACTAGTGCTTGTAAAAAAAATACAGAAATTAATTTATTTAGAAAAGAAGAATGGTTCAAAGTTCTTATTCACGAAAGTTTCCATTGTACTGGTTTAGATTTTTCTGAGTTAGAACATAGCGTTAGTAATAAAAAAGTTCTCACAATATTTCCTGTTAATTCTGATGTTAGATTATTTGAAACATATTGTGAAATGTGGGCTGAAATAATTAACGTAATGTTTATTTCTTATAATAAAACCAACACTATTGAGAACCTAAATGAGGATATAAACAAGTTAATTGTAAAAACAGAAAAATTGTTATATTATGAGCGTTTATTTTCTTTATTTCAATGTGCTAAGGTTCTCCATTTCTTTGGAATAAAATACAAAAATTTATATGAAAAAGATTTGACATCTATGAAATTGAGAGCAATGAAATACAAAGAAGATACAAATGTATTATCATATTATATTATAAAAAGTATATATATGTTCTATGTTAATGACTTTATAGAATGGTGTATTGAGAACAATAATTATAATGGGGTCGTATCATTAAATTTTAATAAAAATGATGAAAATATAAATAGTTATATAGAATTCATCAAAGAACATTTTTTAAATTCATCTTACACAGGTTCTCTTGCTATATTTGAAGAATGGTTTAAAAATATTAATGAGAAATCTATTAGTTACGATATTTACAATACATTACGAATGTGTGTTAACGAAGAATAAAAAAAGGCAAAAGCCTAATTTTTATTATTTAGTTAATAAATTACAAAATATAAAAGTTTTACATTTTTACTTTTCACCATTAAATTTTTGTTTACTCTAATAATAAACAAAATACTCCATCACGAAATTTTCCTACATTTTCGTCAATCTTACTTTTTAAATATTCAATAGATTTACCTTTACCTTTTAAGTACCATTTACCATTTTTACCATTTTTTACTATAATATGAGAACCATTTTTTACTGCTAAGTCAATCATTTCACCTTCAGTTTTAGTTTTATCAAATCCATAAAATTCTATGTCATTTGTATGACGTAAAATATCGCATTTTAGATAACGCGTAATTCTGTTGTATGTCATTATATAATCATAAATAGGGTTTTAAAATTTAATATTAATTAAAAAGTATTTCAATTTTTTATATTATATAAATAAAATATATATACAATACATTGCGAATGTGTGTTAACGAAGAATAAAAAAAGGCAAAAGCCTAATTTTTATTATTTAGTTAATAAATTACAAAATATAAAATATAAAAGTTTAATACATTAATGTTGATTCGCGTAAATATAAATTTGTATTGTCTTGTAAATCGGTTTTAACTTCTTCAAATGGAATATTATTCTCAATTTCATTGTTTGAAACAATTTTAGATTTCAGTTGAGCAATTTCAGCTTCCATTTCTTCCATTTTAGCTTTTTGCTCTTCAATTAACTTCTCCATAAATTGATTACTGGCAATCAATTGATGAATATTTAATTCAGGAGCCTTCACTTCTGGAATAGGAGTTTTATTAATTCTAACAGAGAAGAACCTGGTTACATTTCTATTAGAGGAACTTCTAATAGAATTCCAAGTATTAGAATTATAACCAGTAAATTTTACTTCTTGGTTTTCTGTAATATAGTTAATAAATTCTACAGCGCTTTCAAACCAAAATTCAAAATGTACGAATGCTGATAATTTTGTTGTTCCATTTGGTTGCGATTTAGATACATAATCTACACGTGATACCTTACCTAATTTGACTTTTTCTTCAAAGTAAGTCTTCATGCTTGCTTCATCAAATAATGATTCTCCATCCAATAACATATCTTTTGGTAAAAATGGAATGTATAAACTTTTCCATGTTGGTTGATTGTTTTGTAATGGGGTTGATGAGATGTTAAATGATGCCATTGTAATAATAAATAATAATTTAATAAAAGATATTAAAATAATAAAATATAAAATGCTTTATTTTGTCGTTGTTAAATTCTTGATTAGTTAATTGTTTGTTTGATTATCTTACATTCATTGGATAAAAAGGAGTTCAATTTTTTACGATTTTAATGATGTTCTCTTATGGAGGCTTAATGTTCTCTTATACATTTAGGAAAAATTTTATTGTACAAAATAATAAGTAAAATTTATTATAAATAAATATAGTATATAGTATATAATATGTCTGGACAATTCAATACTGCTAACTACGATACTATTAATGAAGAAATTCGCGCTATGTTAAGTACTGGTAAATATTCAAGTGTTGCTATTAATATGTATACCAATCCTGAATGTACTGTTGTTGCTTTAGATAATGACGGTAACAAAATTGAAAATAAAAACATTGTTAATTTGTCACATACTAACGCCCATAAAGATATTGAAGGAAATGATATTAACGCTACAGCAACTATTACATTTAGTGATAATACTACATTAATTGCTGATGATGAAACTGATTTATATTGGTATATCTTAGTTGGCGTTCCATTACAACTTACTAAGTTTTAATTGCTCATAAAATCATATTTATTGGAAAATAAATATTATTTATTGTTCTATTTTTTCATTACCGATTGTTCTTCTTACTTTCATTAACAACTCGTCTGTTTTAGCAGGATTACCTCTTTCAAAACGCATTAATTTAGCATCTTTTGTTTCCATTAATACTTTTTTCAAATCCAAATTTTGAGTAAATTTAGCCAATAGTGCTTTTAATCTTTCTTCTTCATGTCGCGGATTAACTCCCATTTCATAAAAATCAGAGTCAATCACTATATTGGTTGATTTTGTTTTTTGACTTAATTTGTTTTGTTTATTTGGTTTCGCCCCTAGTGCTTTAGCTAATATAACATCTTTACTAATTTCACTTTCACTATCCAAAGAAAATTGTAAATAAAAATCTGGAAATCCTTTTTTATATTGAGAACCTTGGAAATAATGTTCTACTGAACTCCACCTATGTCCGTCTAATGAAAATGGAGCAATCCAAGTATCATCTAATTTTTTTCGCCAATCTACACAAACACTATCTTTATTTAATGTGTTAAATTCTGTTATTCTAGATTTTTTAATTGTTTCACCAGAACCTTTACCGGCTTTATTATGAGACGATTTTGAATAAAATACAAACACTGTTTCTGGGTCATATTTATCATATTCAATTTCTTCGTCATCATAATCAGGTGAACCTTCATCGGGAGACAATCCTAATTTCATTTTAAAATTACGAAACTCTCTTATTAAATAATAAGGTCCTGAATTTTTTTCCATACATTTATTGATTACTAAACATTTAATATCATAAGGTATTTCTGAAAATTTAAATATTTTCTTATCTTTATAAGTAATTAAATTATAATGATTTCCCAAATAACAACCTATAATATAAAAATCTGGTGAAAAATTACCCTGTTTTTTCAAATCATCATCGTTCAATTGACCACATTGTAATACAGCATTAATATCTCCACTATTATATGCTTCTTCTGATAATATAATTATTTTCATATTTAATAATTTTTCCAATGTAGAAATAGCCCAAGTGTCTCCCCAATAATTCGGCGTTTGTATGAATTCTTTTAATTTTTCCAAAGTATCAATTCCGTCCATAAATTTAAATTCTTCTAACAATTCTTTTACATCTTCTTTTTCTATTTTCAAAGAATTGTATTTTTCTATCATTTTTTTAGCTTCATTCAATAATTCTTTACTTTCTTCTTTACTACTAGTTCTATCATTTCGTTTTTTCAATTCATTGCTAATTTTTTTTATATCTTTCATTTCTTTATCTTTATTTTGTATTTCACCTAAAAAATTAACATATAGAGTACGGTATTGTTGGAATAAATCATCAGTTGCTTCAGATGCTAATAATGAACGCAATTTTTCTATGGTAATTTTATTCCCTATTTGTTCATATGCGTCTTTTATAACATATAATAAACAATTTCCATCACCACTTGTTACTTCTATATTATAATTATTATTTTTCATAAATTTTTCTATCCATTTATTTTTAGCTTTCTCTACATATTCAGATTTATTATTTTCACTATCTTTTTCGGTTTCTTCTTGTAATCTTAATGGTGGTTTTATATTAGAATCAATTTCAAATAACCCATCTTTCAATACTTCATTCACTTTATCTTGTTGTTTTGATTTTTTTTCTTCTGGTATTACTAATACAGTAGCGTCATTATCATCTATATTATCTTCTGTGTCAAGTTCAATGTTATCAATTTCAATCTGTGGTGTTGTTTCTATTTTTTTTTCTATTTCTTCCAATTCATTTTCTTTGTAATTTGCGATAATTTCTCTTATATATTTTTCATTATCAAATAACAATACATTTCCTTTATCAAAATCAATTTCATTGTCTTTTACTAAATTTTGTATATTATTTGCGTGTACTTCAAAAATACCGATTTTTGCTGTAGCAACATTATCTAACAATAAATAAATTGGATAATATATAATATCATATTGAGAATATGTATATTTTTCTTTACCTATAGCAATGTTTAAAATATTATTATAAATTTCCATTTCATAAATTTCCGTTTCATAACCGATATCACCATCTTCTATATCTTTCAATTCCTTATAATTAACTTTCTCAGGATTTATCTTTGACTTTACCATAATATAATTAAAATATATATTATTTACAATATAGATATATATTTTTAATTCTTTTTTTACATAATTGTATTAGAATATTATTATATTCATTATTTCTTTAGAGCATCCAAAATATCCATATATTTGAATATAGCGCGACTACTTAAACTTTTTTTATCTTTCACTTTCATTTGAGAACATACTTTTATATTTTCTGATATAGTTTCCCATTTTTTTTCAGAATAACAATAAGGTTTTGCTGTCGTTATCATTATAAATAAATTTTCGGTTATTTCCTCTATTTCATTAATTTTATTCAATTCGTCCATATATTCAAATACTAAATCTTGTAAATATGTTATTAAACCAAATAATGTTGCTTTACTTATTAAATCGTTCTTCATTAAATTTACCATAAATAACGACAATGATTTTCGTTTATCATTTGTTTTATTATAATTACAATATTTATCGTAATCTAATGTAGGTTCTACATAAATTATTTCTTTCACACCATTTTTGTATTGATTTATAAATACATCAATTATGCTTATAAATTGTGGAAAATTATTACATAATTCTTTATATAATTCAGCATATAATTCTGATAAAAATTTATTATTAATTGCGATTTCAAATATTGAATTTACTATTAATTTCATATCATTCTCTTTATTTTCATTATCATTATTCATAATATTATTTATATTTTCAATTATAATATCTCTTTGCGATTCATAATTTTTAGCAGATATTTTATTCAAAGAAACGCGAATATCATTTAATATTTTTTCTATTCCTTCTTTTTCTACTATTTTAGTAGGTTTGAAAACAATAGTCTTTCTAACATTTTCCCAATCATCATCTATTATTTTTTTTCCATGTAATGTTTTATATTTTTTATTTTGAGAACCTGAATTGAATTGTCCTGGTTTTTTATATTGTTTATCATTATCATTATTTTGAACAAGCGATATACTACTAATATATACTTCTAATTCTTTTTCTAAATTTTGTATTTTATCTATTACTATTTCAGGTAGTTTATATTCAAAACGATCATTCATAATATTTACAAAATCATCATAATTATAAGTCATATTTTTTGTTATTATGATTTAATATTAAATATTATTACAATTTTATATCTTTTATTTAAATAATATATTGTTAATACAACATAAATATAATGTCGTTATAAATGTTATAATATTTGTTAAAATGAATAATGAAAAAATATTAGAATACAGTGAAAATAATGAACAAAATATTAATACTTGGGACGATTTGAATTTAAAAACTGATTTATTAAGAGGTATATATGCCTATGGATTTGAAAAACCCAGTGATATTCAAAAAAAAGCTATTTTCCCTATAATAAATAGAAAAGATACTATAGCACAAGCTCAATCAGGAACGGGTAAAACTGGAACTTTTGCAATTAGTGCTTTACAACGTGTTGACCCTACTAATAAAAATACACAGGCGATTATTATTGCTCCAACGCATGAGTTAGTAAAACAAATATATAATGTAATTTCATCATTAGGTAATATGATGAATGATGTAACTATAAAAACAATTATTGGTGGAACATCTATTCAAGATGATGCTATTGAAATGCGTAAAAACTGTCCTCAAATTATAGTAGGCACTTCTGGACGAATATTTGATATGATTAAAAGAAGATATATAAGAACAAAACATATGAAATTATTTATTTTAGATGAAGCGGACGAAATGCTTTCAAAAGGGTTCAAAGACCAAATTTACAATATTTTTCAACATTTTAATGATGATATACAAGTGGCTATTTTTAGTGCTACAATGCCTACTGAAGTATTAGATTTAACAAATAAATTTATGAAAGACCCCGTTAAGATTATATTAAAAAATGAAGAATTATCATTGGATGGTATACAACAATATTTTTTAGCTTGCGTTGGTGATAATGATAAATTTGATATACTGAAGCGTTTGTTTTCATTTATTAGCGTTTCACAATGTATTATTTATTGTAATAATGTAAATCGCGTAAATGATTTACAAAACGCAATGAATAATGAAGGTTTTTCAGTTTGTTGTATTCATAGTTCTATGAATAAAAGTGAAAGAGAGGCAGCTTTTAATAGTTTTCGTTCAGGCAGCTATAGAGTTCTTATATCATCTAATGTGACTTCACGCGGTATTGATATTCAGCAAGTTAGTACAGTTATTAATTTTGATATTCCAAAATGTGTTCATACATATTTACACCGAATTGGTAGAAGTGGTCGTTGGGGACGTAAAGGATTAGCTATTAATTTTATTACACAAAATGATATACAATATATGAGAAATATAGAAAATCATTATAAAATTTCTATAAATGAATTGCCCAATGATGTTAGAAAAATATTACAATAATTATTTTTATACTCTAACCTGAAATATATATTTATAAATAAAATAAATACATATTACTCTAGTATTATAGCAAATACAATGATAAAAATATTTTATTTATTCGGATTTCTTTATTTATTCATTCAATGCTTTTCAGCGCCAATAAAATATTTATCAAAACATCAATGGATTAGTATACATAAAATATTGTTACATCCAGGAACAACGCCAGATATGCGTAATGATATTAATAAACTTTTGTATAATCGTTTTGAAAATTGGGCTATTCGTAAAACATATGCATTTACGCAATATCACTCCTATACTTGTCGTAATATAAATGTGAAAGAACTTGGTATATATTCTTGTAATAGTTTACATAATGCTATTATAAATTATAAACCGAAAGAAATATATAATGATACTTCCCAATTTCTAAATTATGTAGGTAAATGTGTTGATGGCGCATTATACACAGGATTAACTGAGTTGTATCCTATTACAATTCTACCTAAAAATATAAGAAAACAAAAACGAACAATAAAAAATAGATATTTATATAAAAATATGCTTGATACAATTTTTTTATCAAATGATGTTATCAGTCAACATCCCAAAGTAAATATAAATAGAAATAATGATAACTTATTTTCAAAATATGAATATATAGAAATATGGAATGAAATAAACAAAGACTTTCCTTCTCTTGTAAAAAAGATTATGAAATTAAAATATTCATATGAATTTGACATTATTAGAACAAACAAAGAAATTGCGGAATTAATAGGTTGTTCTCAACAAAAAGTAATAACGAATATTAACAAAGCACGAAAATTACTGTCGTATAAATTATAAAAAAATATTGATTCATTTTATTCGTTTATAATATTTATATTTAATACATAAATATTATAATGATAAGTTTTAGTTCTATTAATATTATATCAAAATATTTGAACCCTGATTCTTCAAACTGTAATTCAAATGAAACAAATAATAAAACAGAACCTATAAATAGAAACTTAGTAAAAGATTTCAAACTACCAATTCAATATTTAGATGGTTCAGAATTGTTCTCTATTTCAGATAATATATCAGATGATTTAGAATTGGTAACAAAAGAAAATGAAAAACAAAAAACAATGTATCATTATTTATTTAAACCAACGCATAATTTTGCTGAGAACCTTATACCAGAATGGAAAAAATATTATACCACTAATATTGATTATTTAACTGATACCAAGAATGTTTTAGAAAATATGGTTGAATATCGTAAGAGTTTATTGTTAGATAATTTTGATTATAAAATAAAATGTGAAAAAATAAATGATATTTGGAATGAATTAAAACATAACGAAGATTTTTTATCAAAATACAATTACATTGAATGGGATATGATTAAACATTTTAATAAATCCACAGATATTTTACAAATTATATCAATAATGAATTTAGCATCACCTATGATAAGTTTTATTTTACCTTTTATGTTATTAATAATACCATTTATTATTTTAAAATTTCAAAATATTCCTATTACATTTGATGTTTATTTAGAGGTTCTCAAGGAAATAGCGAAAAATCATTTTATTGGGAAAGCATTAACTACTGGAATGAGTAATTTAACTCCTGATAAAGTATTATATTTAATTTTTATATTCGGGTTTTATTTATTACAAATTTATCAAAATGTTACTATGTGTAATAGAATGTATAATAATACTATAAAAATAAATGAATATTTGTTAGAAATGCGAGAATATATAAATTATTCTATAAAAAATATGCGGTGCTTCTTGAAATTAAATAAAGAAATAAAATGTTATAATGGGTTTTGTTATGATATTTCAAAACATTGTAATGAATTACAGGCAATGAAAGCATTATTAAACCGAATAAAACCATTTGAATTATCATTTGGAAAACTATTAGATATGGGCTATTTATTAAAATGTTACTATGAATTACATTCTCATAAAGAATGGGAAAATTCATTACTATTTTCATTTGGATTTGAAGGATATATGAATAATTTATTGGGCGTATATGAGAACCTAGAAAATAAGAATGTTTCTTTTGCTAATTTTGATTTATCTGGTAATTGTAATATTGAAAAACAATATTATCCACCATTGGTTGATGAAACCCCTGTTAAAAATGATTGTAAATTTGATAAAAATATTATTATTTCATCACCCAATGCTGGTGGCAAAACAACTATTATAAAATCTACCATGTTAAATATTATATTTACTCAACAATTAGGATGTGGATTTTATAAATATTGCGTTCTCAATCCTTATACACATATTCATTCCTATTTAAATATTCCAGATACTTCTGGACGCGATTCATTATTTCAAGCAGAATCAAGACGTTGTAAAGAAATTATTGATATTATTAATGATAGTAAAGAGGGTTCACGTCATTTTGGAATATTTGATGAATTATACTCTGGAACAAATCCAAAAGAAGCTACCAAATCTGCTTATGCCTTCTTATTATATTTATCTAAGAAAGAAAATGTTAATTTTATGTTGACTACTCATTATGTTGCTATTTGTAGTAAATTTAAAAAGTCAAATAAAATACAAAATTATAAAATGGTAGTTGAGAACCTTGACAATGGTTGTTTGAAATATACTTATAAAATGAAAAAGGGGATATCAAAAATACAAGGCGCTGTAAAAATATTAGAACAAATGGATTATCCAAAAGAAATTATAGATAATGTTAAGAATTATGTTTAAAAATAATCATAATATATTTTGTATAATATATTATGATTTAACAAAAATCATTATTTTTTCTGCAGTTTCTTTATGTTTTGTCACATGAACATCTTTGTTATACATAGGTTGTTGTGATTTCAGTTTAAAATATTTTTTCGTTATATTATTCATATCTTTTAATAAATCATATTGTTCATCTGTATTTTGAGAACCATACCCTGATAATATATAACATAATTTACCATTTTTTTCTAATACATAATGACATAATTTTATAGTCTCTTCCCAATATTTTTGTAACCATTCTTCATATGTTTTATATTCATCTGTACTTTGGTTTTTGCTATCATACAATTCCAATTTATAATAAGGTGGACTGAAAAAAACAACATCAAAATGTTCTCTATATTTTGTTTTAAATGATTTAGATTTTCCCAAGTTCTCAGATGGTTGACAAAAAATCTTAGTAATTTTATCTGGATATTGTTTTTTACTGAATTGAATAGTCTTTTCACAAACATCTTGTATAACATCTGTTCCAACATATTCTATTACTTCTGGGCATTCTAAAAAACCAAAACAATATGAAGTCCAACCGAGTGTCGGTGTAAATATTTTGGTGCCTTTTAATACCGATTTATTCAATGAATACACTAAATATGGGTTCATAATAGAAGCGCGAAAAAAATAAGAAGAAAATACACTACCTATTCTACCGTTCTGAATATAATGACTAGCGCTAGGGGTCAATAATTTATAATCTATTATGGATTTTTCATATAAATCTTTGAGAACATCTATGTAAGTAGAAACATTTTCCATACCAGATTTTGTATTTTTTAAAATGTTCTCATAATGCATATTACGAATTACATTTTTATAATTCAATTCAATATTGTTATTCATTTCTTTGTTTTTCATAGGTGGTTCATTTATATGTAAATCTTTTTCTTGAACACGAAGAGATAAATTGTAAAATCGTGTTAAATATTCATTTTTATTTTCAATGTTCTCATAGAGTAATTTTATTTTTGATTTTTCAATATCTTTTCTTTTCATATATTCTTTTAAAGGTTCTATTTTATCTCCTATTTTTACTTGGGCTTTATTTATAAATTCTGTTAAAGTCTGTTTTTTTGAAACGAATAAATCTAAAAAATCTTGTAATTCTAATAATTTCATTACCTATTATAAATGGATATTTTAAAATTTTATTTATAATTTTTTAGAATATATTTTTATCTTATCGTAACAATTTATAATATAAGTTTTATTAATAAATACATTACCGTTTTAAAATATGTAGTTTTTCCTAATTTTTTAATTTTCTCAGTCTCATTCAAAAAATATAAAAAATCTCGGAAAATAAATCGATCAACTTTTTGAAATTGGACATTTTAAAAATGTCCAAAAATGAAAACCTGGAGGTAAATGTTTGCAAAAAGTTCACTTTACTCGGAGATGCTTTAAATACAAAAAAAATCATTCAAAATTTGTTAGCATAAATTTTTTTATAAAAATGTCCGGCGTTTTTCTGGTTCTAAGGTTTAGAACTCAAAAAACGCCGAAAAACGCCACATTTTTATATTGAATTATTTTAACGAATAATGGTTTAACAAATATTATCAATCATCCATAATTGTTACTATACCTCAATTTTAGAACTTTTAGAACCCGAAAAACGCCTTGTTTTATAAGCCCTACATTATTGTAGTGTATTTTTTAATTACAAAAATAATAAAAATTAAAATCATAAAAATAATAAATATTTTGTATAAAAAACAATTTAGGCGTTTTTCTAGTTCTAACCTATAGAATGGAAAAAACGCCTGAAAAATATATATGTAATGATTGTGACTTTAAGTGTAACAAAAATAGTGAATGGGAAAGGCATATTTCCACCCGAAAGCATCTTTTTAGAATAAATTTGAATGAAAAAAACGCCAACGAAATTACACTATATAAATGTAAGAACTGTAATAAAAGTTATAAGGCAAAAAACAGTCTATGGTATCATGAGAAAAAATGTACTATTGAGAAAAATAATGAAGAGGAAAATGTAAAGGTAGAAGATTTAATTATAAATAGTGATAATACTATAAATGCGAATTTATTAATGGAAATTGTAAAACAAACCCAAGAATTTAAAAACTTGTTAATAGAACAAAATAATAAAATAAATGAATTATCGGTTCAAAATGCGATTATCCAAAATAATATAACAACTAATACAACAAACAATAGTTTTAATTTAAATTTCTTTTTAAATGAAACATGTAAAGACGCAATGAATATAGTTGATTTTGTAAACTCAATGAATTTGACAATAGAAGATTTTGAGACAACAGGTAAATTAGGTTTTATAGATGGAATTTCAAGAATATTTATAAAAGAATTAAAAGGAATGGATGTTGAAAAACGACCAGTTCATTGTACAGATGCTAAGCGTGAAACAGTTTATATTAAAGATAACAACGCATGGGAAAAAGAAAATAACGAAAAGAAAAAATTCAAATGGGTTATAAACAGAATCGCCCAATTGAATTTAAATAAAATACAAGAATGGCAACAAAGATATCCAGAATGTATAATAAATAATACAAAAGAAAATGAACGATTTACAGAATTAGCATTGGTTGCGTTAGGTGGTAGAGGCGCCGAAGAAGAAGAAAAATATAGAGAGAAAATCATAAAGAATGTTTTAAAAGAAGTAGTTATAGATAAGTCATCATTAACACATGGATAATAATATTATATGAATAATAATATTATTAGTAGGCATTATTAAATTCCTTTCAAGAAATGTTTAGTCATAAATGTTTGAATATTAAAATATGTTAATTCAATGTTTTTTATGTCATCACCTAACAATTTGGTTAATTTTTCATCGGGAATAATTATGTTTTTTTTCTCAGGATTGATAATATTATTATTTTGTATATAGTTCGTTAAAAATTGTGTTACTTGTGGTCTAGCTACTTTACTACCTTTTTCTATACCCATAAATTCACATAATTCATCGCTAACTGTAACAGGCAAAGCAAACCCCGTTTTTTTACGCGGTTTCTTTGGTTTTGTTTCTTTTTTTATATATTTATTAACAAATTTTTTGATTAATTTTTCAAAAGTTTTCATATCTTTATTAATATCATCTAATGAATTTTTTTGTTCAGAAATCTTATCTCTTATAATATCAAATTTAGCAATAATTTTTGTTAAATTAACCGGTAAAATATCATTTGTTTCATCATTATTGTTTTCAATCTCTATAGTTACTCCATTTCTAAATACATTTTCCATTATAAATATACTATATAATTAGTAGTATATTTATATCATTTTTTTCTATTTACATATTTTGTTCAGAAACAACATTTCCAGCACCTCTTCTATTTGGCATTCCTCTTCCACCATATTGTCTTCTTGGACGAATTTTAGTGAAACCTTCAACATTGCCTTCTCTATCTTCTTGAAGTCTATAGCGACGAACTGGTCTACGCTCACCATCTTCGGCTGGTCTATTTAATTGTCTGGTTTCGCACATTAATTTACCACCTTTAACGCCGGTTATGCATGTGGCTTGGAATTCATAGTCACCTTTAGTTGCTTTTTCTAATTCAAATTCAACATATTCTCCTTGAACTAGGTACTTATATTGTGAATTAGTAACACGAATTGTGGAATAATGAATGAAAATATCTTTTCCACTTTGTTCGCCTTCGTTTACTGTAATGAAACCAAAACCTGTTTTGTTATTAAACCATTTTACTTGACCGATTAATCTTTGTGATTGTGTTGAAACTTCTTCTTGTGTATTACTCATTGTATTACCCAATTATAATATATTAAATGGGTTTTTTTTTAAATTGTTTTCATTATTAATTGTTTTATAGAATAATAATTAGGGTCTTCATCGTATTTTAATGAATAGCAATAATTTATAAAATGGTAAACATATTGAGATATAGTATTATGTTTTGTAATTAGCCGTTCTATATTTTCTATTTGTTTCAGTTGTTTCATATACTGATTTTTTGGATTTAAAATGTGGATTTCATCATAATTATTATTGTTCTTAATATTAGGGATATTATCCCATGGCAATTGTTTATTCAATAAAAACATAAAAATGTATCCTAATGAAATCAAATCATCTCGTCTGGATGGAGTAATACCATTATGAATATTTATACTAATGTATTTTGGAGTTCCTATAATATTAGAATTTTCTATATCATTTGTTTTCATTGGCAAATGATTTTTGTTATCATCAATATAAAATGTTGAGAACCCAAAATCAATAATGAATAATTCATTATTTTTTATCATAAAATTTTGAGGTTTTATGTCACGATGTAATACAAATAAGCTATGTACGTTCTCAATAATATCAATAGATTTCAATATAATTTTTTGTATTTGTTCTATAGATAATTCTTTTGATTTTATACAATCATATAATGAATAATCATATAGCGTCATAACAAGACATGTTGAATTCGTAAATACTCCATACCAATGAACTTCTGGAATATTATGACAACTACTTCTTTGTAAATAATTTAGTATTGTAGTTTCATTTTTTAATAATTTAATAGGTGAAATCATTTTTTCTAATTTTATAGCAACAGGTTCTCGCGTTTTTTTATGGTAACCTTTATAAATAGAGCCGAATTGTCCTTTTCCTATATTGGATTCAATTATATATTTATTATTTATTAGTATAGGTGTTGCTGTGTTTTGTATCATTTATTCTATAATAATAATAAAAATTATTTTTATTTATTTTACAAATATCTATTGTTATTATAATACATTATAAACAATGATAGATAAAATAGATAGTTTTGTAGAGATTATTAAAAAACCTATTTATTTGTTTCTGATAATATTAATACATATATTATATATTACTGCGTATTTTGGTATACTTAATTACAATGTAAAATATATAGATTATTTGAATATAGGTATTCAGTTATTAATTTGTATTTTTTTGATAATTCGTTTTCATCCATTTCGTAAACATCATTTGAAAGAATTTGATGCGAATATAATATTTGGTAGTGCTGTATATTTATTAATAAATTTAGGATTAACTGAATATGTATTACATTATGTAAATAATGTACTAGAAGTTAAAACTAGATATCATATTATTTAGAGTAATGATAATATATATTCAAATGGTGACAGTACAACAAAAAATAATAAAACAAGAAATAGATAAAAACAACATATCATTATATGATAAAAATGTCAAATAATGATATAGAAGAGAAAAATGAAAAAATAAATATACAGGAAATATTTGAGAACGCAAGAAAAGACCCCACATTGTTCTCTACCATGAATATAGAAGAATTATTGAATTCTATAGAAAACGAGAAAAATGATTATTTGGAAAATAAAACAATGGAAGACATAACAAATGAAATATTTGAAAATATTTGTGAATTAGATTTATCGTTAGACGAGACAAAGATTATATGTAATCGGTTAATCGGGTATAGATATATAGACGAAATACGCGATTTACATAAAGGGAAACACATTCGTTGGTTACGAATAAAAAGCAAAACGCCATCTTTAACAAATGGAGGTATATTGGTTAACATAAAATTTTTAGATAATGGCGTTCATATAATATGTAAAAATTCGCAAAATAGATTTATACAATATAAATTTGACGATTGTGTTACTTTTCAAAAATTATCGGTAGAAGAACAGTTATTATTAATGGCTTATGAGAACCTATCCAAATGACGATTTACGTGTAATACGTCCTAAACGAATAGTTTTTTTTCGCGTTTTATTTTTACGTTGTGTTAAATAAAAAAATTCTTTTATGTGATACATTAATTTTTGAGCAACGAAAATATCGGTTTCTATATTTGTAATATATTTTGGTGAACTTTCATTATTAATATCAAACCAATCAAACAAAAATTCTTTGAAACTTTCTTTTTCTTCGTTCAATAAATTATTCGTAATTTTTGTTCCAATGTCTGAATTTATAAATCGTTCAATGATAGAATTGATAGAAATATTATGATAATACGCACGAGGTTGAATATAATATACTTTCTCATTAAGCATATTATTATAAAATGTATTATCAATAAAACAAATTTCAGTGGTTTTTGGTAATAAAGTACAATTTATAAAATCATTATAAGTTTTATCTCGCGTAGTTCTAGATATTTCTACTATTTTATTATTAATTTTAAACGCATAAATTATTTTATCAAACAACTCTTCTTTGAAATTTAATTTATATTTGAAATAATTTGTTATATATGTAATCCAAGAAGGGTTACAATTATTGTTTGTATAAATATATATTTTATCACAATGCCCATTTTTCTTTTTTAAATATAAATAATCCAAAATATTTAAAATTCCGTATCTAAGAAATTCTGGGTATAAATCCAATATTTCATTGAAGTTATTTTGTTCATTTGTTTCATTTTGTTGAAGATTGATATTAAAATGGTTTATTCCAATCCATAATTTATGTAAATCACTAAAAGAACCAAGCGTTTCATCAAAATCAAAAATCAACGCTTTATTATATTTTTTTATATATTGTTTATTAAAACAATTACCTTTATAGACTTGTAAATATTTATAATTTTTAGACATTCATTTATATAATATACTATATTTGTATATTATATAAATCTAAAAAATAATAGTTATTGAATAGATTTATAACCCAACGATTCCAGTTGAACCAAACCCACCATCACCTCGTTCTGTTGTAGACAATTCACTTTCTTCTACTAAAGTTACTAATATACGACATAATGATGGATGACATATTTGTAGCAGTCTAGTGTGTTTTTCTAAATTATACGATATTTCTTTGTCTGTTTTTAACCAACGGAAAGCACCAATGAGTGAACCTCTATATCCAGCATCAACTATTCCAGTATGATTTGCTAACATAAGAGGCGTTTTTGAAATACTGGAACGTGGATGCATGTTATAGCCACAGTTTCTATAACCAGGATTTTCGTAATAAAGCATTTCGGTTTTTATTTCCAAATCAATGAATTTGCTAGTAATTTCTTTATCAAACATTATGTCTTTTGGAATAAACAGGTCAAATCCAGCATTATGATAATAATCCGATTTCATATTATGATTATGTTTTTCAATATGGTTTTTATATAATTCTAACAATTCTTCATTGTTTGGATTTACTGCTATTTTTAATACAGCAAAATGTTCATTTTTGTTATCAAAATGTTGTTTAAACACGCTCATAAAATTATCTGTAGTAAGTTCAGTCATACACGCTATATAATTAATAAATTTTATTGTTTAATTTGTTTTTGATAAATATTATCTTTAGTAATAATATATGTACAAAAAAATGATGGACGAACAAGAACGCACTGAACACAACCAGCATAAGATTGAAGAAGTTAAAGAACCAATGACATTGGTTGAACTCGCAAAAGAAATAAAAGAACCTACTGTTGAAAGAATTGAAACAAATGAAAGAGAACCTGTAAAAAAATGCTGTAAAGTAAGTGAAGAAGTAAGATGTGTTTGTCATTGCTGTTTACGCAGTTGGTCATTATCATTGAATGCTTGTGAAGGATGTTGCGCTATTTCATCTGCTGCTTGTATTTTTATGAGCGCTTTGGCTATGGGATGTAACAAATGTTTAGAACAAATGGATTGTGATGGTAATTAAACGGACAATATAATAAATATGTATTTTTTGTATAATATATATTTATTGATTATTCTAAGCATTCAATATTTTAAAATCTTTCCAAGACATTTTTTTACCAGTATTTGGTTCAACGCGTTCTGCTTCGCGCTCCTTATCCAAGTTTTCACCTCGTTTGATAGCACTATCAATATATAATTCTTTTAAAATTTTACCAACCATAACAGAACCTTCATGTTGGTCAACTTTACCATCTTCAATTAATTTTAAACAAATCAATAATTTAGTCATAATTCGCAAATCTATTTCATCTTTAATAATTTTATTAAAAATATCGGTATAATTATTGAATAAAAAATTACATTCTCGCTGGCATACTTCGTTGAATTCATCGGGATTTGATTTTCGCAATGAAACATTCGTCTTTTTTAGATTTTCCAAATTACGAATATCGTTACGAATGAGAACGCTGTGTTTTAATTTTCTAATATTTTCAGTATTGTTCTCACATTGAGTTTCATTAATAAGACGCTTTAAATCTAAACTTTCTTGTTTATTCATATTGAATATACATATATATTGATACAAGCTTTTATGTATTTTACGAATAAAAAATATATAATATATTTTTATTAGAATTCATAAATGGAAAAGAATACAGAAATGGAAGTAATATCATCCCCTTTATTTAGTAGAATAATATTTGTGGTGTTGATAATATTAGCATTCACTATTATATTTTATACTTATGGTAAAAACGAAAATATCTCATTAGCAAAATCTTTTAAAAATACTTGCCTATATATTGAAGATAAAATCAAGACAACATTTTACAAAATATGGCTAACTATGAAAATGAAAGGAGACGCTATAAAAATCAATTATAATGAATACAATATTTTAGATAATAGTTTGGATATATGAGAGAACTTTTAGGAGAATTCAAAAAGTTAAAGGAATAATTTTTATCTAATAAATATTTATATTGAAAATGAAATTCAATACAAAGTTGATAGTTTTTGTAGTATTTGTATTTGTATTATTAATGTCTTTAGGATGCGGTTGTTCAAAAGTAAGTCCTTATCATAAGGATAATGTCTTTCAAAGATACTTCAAGTATGAAGGTTTTGCTCCTTTATCCCCAGCAGATTTTGATAGTTCATCTACATTAAAAGCAAACACTGTTACAACACCTGTTGTAAAAGTAGAAGGATTTGAAGGGCTAATGAGTTCTCCATATGGTGAAAATATGATGATTGATATTTATTCACAAGCAAAAGGAAGTCCAACTTGCGCACCAAGTACTTACTCCAATTCAACGGGGTATTTATGTATGGATGAAAAACAAAAGCAATTATTAACAACTCGCGGCGGAAACTCCAGTGGAAAAGATAGTGAAATTGGTAAATAAATATATTATAATTATATAATACAATTATAATATAGATGAATAAGAAATATAGTAAAAAAAAAATAAAATATAGAAAAAACAAAACATTTAGAAATGTACAAGGTGGCGATATTGCTGTAGATATGATTGAATACAAAATAAAAGAAAATTGCCCGAATGAAGAAAATAGTAAAAAACTAGCGAACATTGAACAAATTTTAAAAAATTCTAAGCCAATGTTTAGTGAAAAATTTAAAAAACAATTAAAAAATAGTTTGAAAAGTTTGAAAAATATTACTTCGTCTCCAAAATATGTTTTTTCATTATTAGCTAATCCATCAAATGTACATCGTATATTATTTAAAAACGCGTATTTTATTGAGTTTATAAATTTTGAACATATTTTAAAATTATATTGCGGTGAACCAAAAAAAATATATAGAGACAAAGAATTACCAGAAGAATGTGTTGTATTGAAAAAAGGATATTTATTTTCAAAAGACAAAGAAGTTGTTGCTAATTCTGAAAAAGAAACAGAAAGTGAAAAACCTAGTGATGAAACCGTTATTGAAAATGTTTTGAATATACATGACGAAGCAAAAGAAAATAAAGAAGAAGAAGAATATGATATTAAAAAATTTATAGATGAAGGGTTTGAAAGATTGGATTTTTCAAAATTAAATAATGCGTTATTGACCGATGATTTTAAAAAACATTACGAAAATAATGATTACCAATACATAGTATTTTATCCACAATATATTTGCTTATTTGAATATTTACATACTTTCAAATATCAATTTCATAGAATGTTATGGTCAGGAGGAATGTTTGATTGGACATATATATTGGAGAAAACAAAAGAACTATTGGATAATAATGATGATTTACATAGAGAATTTAGAAAATACAATGGATTAGAAAAACATGATAAATATTTGGGCAATTTTCAAGAGATTTATAATAATGGTGGAAAAGTCGTACAATCTGTTATTGATAAAGATGGTGAATTAAATGAAGGAAAATTAGATGATGTTGTAGAAAATTTAGATGTTTATGATGATGTTGAAATAGTAACACACAGAAAAAAAGGAGGAGATATAAAAGATAGTATTTTTAAATTTTCTAAAAAAATAGTAAATCCAACAGTTGGATTTGTTAATAGTGTAGGAAGTAAAATTAGTAAAAATGTTAATAAATATATGATTATGCGAAAATTATTACAATATTATGATATTGACCCTAAAAAATACAATATGAATTTATTAAAAACTACAGGAATTTTAAAGAAAAATTATCCATTTTTTATGGAGATAGAAGCCAGAATAGCTTTAATAACAGCAAATGAATATTTAACTAATAAGAATTCAATTGATGATAATCAAACTAATGAATATATAAAAAATAAATACAATGAAATTAGCAAAAAGGATATATCGGATGACGCTAAATATTCAATTGATGTATTGATTGATGATATTTTAAAGATAAAATCTACAGGAGGTTATCCTATGAAAAATAAAACGCGAAAATATTATAAAGGAGGTATAGTTTTTACTAAAGTTTTAAATAATATTTTCAAACAATGTTCAAGATTAATGGTACAGAAACAATTAACAAAAATTGAAAGTTTAATATTATTTAAACCACAAGAAACTATACCAGTGGCTAAATTTATATCAGATGTAATGGCTTGTGCTATGAATAGTGGAAATATTTTATGTTTTACAGCGGCAAATTTTGGTTTAATGCCGTTCTTGCCAGCAGGAACGCCACATTGTATATTGTCTAATATAGCTGCTATTTTAGTATTATATAAATTGGATTATTTAGGTAGGCGCGATATAATAAAAACAAAGGATACAAAAGTTTCAACCCTAGATGAAGAAGATGAAGAAACTGAAACAAATACAGTAGATAGTAATAAAAGAAATATTGCACGTTTAAGGCGTAGTGCTTTACCTCTTGAAAATGATGAAGTTGTTTTTGCTGATGATGATGCTGTTGAAAGATAAAATTAACATTATTTCAATAAATATCTATTTTATTTCATCTTCCATTAAATAACAATGAGAACAATAATAAATATCTTTACTTTCATCAGGTGAAATATCAATATAATCCTTGATAATATTATGGTTACAATTTTTTTTTAAGTATTTTTGTACCAATGTATAAATTTGTTTATATTCACTATTTTCTAAACAAGAATCTTTATTCATTATTCTTTTTACGCTTCTCATAATTGCGACATCTTCGTTTGTACAATTTTCTATAGAATTCATAATATGTAGGTTTTCTATATATTATGAAAAAAAGTATTTAATTACTTTACAAAAATATAAATTATAAACTAACAATTCTAACAATACATAGCTAACATACTTTGGTTTTGGTGCTCTTCATTTTTGATTAAAATATCAACAACATTTTTAGTAACAGTCATTGGGAACGATACTTCCAAATTCATATCTTTATTAAATAAACTGGTATTTGGTTTGACTAATCTAAATAAGTTTAACTTTGTATGTATTATTTCTAAGCATCGTTTTAAGTTACGAACGCCAGATTCATCTTTGGTTAATGCTTTATTTGAAACAATATATTGGATTGTTTCATCAGGAATAATCACTTCTTCGGCAGTAAAACTTACTTGTTCGCGAATTTTTGGTAATAAATAATCCTTGGCTATTATCAACTTTTCCTTAGCATCGTAACCTTTTGTTTGAATACGATACATACGGTCTTTTAAAATAGGATTTACCTTACTCTCATCATTGTAACTGAAGATAAATAAACATTTACTCAAATCAAAATCAATACCTGAAAAGTATTTATCGTGAAATTGACTATTTTGTGATGTGTCTGTTAAATGTGTTAAAATACCAATAATTTCTTCGCCTCTTGGTGTATCACTAATTTTATCTAATTCGTCAAAATAGATTACAGGGTTCATACATTTACTATCAATTATTATTTGAACAATTTTACCCCAAGTACTACCTTCATAAGTATACGAATGACCTTCTAAGAAACTACTATCTCCGCTACCTCCAAGAGCAATAAACGCAAATTCGCGTCCAAGAATTTTACTAATACCTTCTTTTACAAGAGAAGTTTTACCAGTTCCAGGAGGGCCATTGATTGCAATAGCAGTGCCTAATGAAGCAGGATTAGAAATCCATTGACCTACCATTTGCATGATTTGTAATTTGGCATCATTCAACCCATATACACAATGGTCTAATTGACTCTTAGCATTTTCCATAAAATCATGGCATACATCCAAACCATCTTCTAATTTTACGGATAAGTTCTTGTATTTACAAAAAGGAATTCTCATAAATGTATCTACCCAGTTTTTCATTTTATAATATTCCGAATCGCTTGGATCCATAGACTTTAAAACATTCAACTTTTGTAAAGCCATTGCTTTAAAATTTGCTGGTATTTTACTTTGTAATAAAGCAAGACGATAAGGCTTTTCAATATTAATATAACTATTAATTTCTTTTAAATCTTTCATAATACTCAATTGTTCTTTATTGGATAGTTTCTTCTTAAAATAATCAATTTCATTCGTATTTTGGCTATCGTCATGAATCAACTTGTGATAATTCTTAGCATTCTTAATACGAGCTTTCTTTACTAATTTTTTAATAGATTTATCACATTCATGAATAGCGTTTAATAGAATTTTACTTTTTGGTTTTTTATGTAATTGTGTAGTTAAGGTTTTTTTAGTTTCCACCAAATCCAAATATTCTTGTTCAACATCGGTTAATTCAACTTCGTCTTTTTTCTTATCATCTTTTTTTTTAGTTTCTTTGCTCTTCTTATCATGCTTTGATTTTTTATTTACTTCTTTACTAGATTTCTTTTCATTTTTAGGCATTTCCACTGGTTCATATTTTTCTTTCATAAATGTTTTTTCGTCATCACTATTACAATCACCTACATCATCTTCTTCATTGTATTCATCTTTTCCAAATGCGTCGTAGTATTCATCCATTCCATTTCCACCGATTGTAAAAACGATATCTATTTTATCATCTTCATCATTTTCTTCGTCTTCTTCATCTTCATCGTCACATTCGGTTTCTTCTTCATCTTCGTCTTCACTTTCTTCTTTTTTAGATTTTCGTTTTTTATTATGCGAAGATTTAGACTTTTTTGAAGTTTTCTTGTTACGATTTTTACGCTTTGGTATTTCTTCTTCATCATCGTCATCTTCTTCGTCATCTTCTTCATCAATCATTCTGCGCAATTTGTCTTTAGAATATTTTGAAGGAAATGCTTTTGTAATAATTTTTTGTAGTTCTAAGCGAGATATTGTTTCTTCTTCTTCATCATCTTCGTCAGTGTCTTCACTTCCAATAGATTCTTCATCATCTTCGTCTTCGCTTTCAATAATTCTTCTTCTGTTTTTTTTATTTTTGTTATTTTTTTTAGGAGGTATATAACTGGAATCGCTGGTTTCAGATTCTGATACAGTTTCATAGACACTTTCTTCGTCATCTATGATTATATCGTCGTCACTTTCGGAATCAGAATCCTTATTTTTTCTTAGTTTGTTTTTTTTGTTAGAGATTTTTTTGTCGTTTTTGTTAGCTGATTTATTGTTGAATGATGGCATGTTTGAAGAGTAAAGTTATAAAGTTTATAGTATGGATAAGCAAGCTGTAAGCAGTAGTAATAATAATTATCAATATATGTTTAATTTATTTACAATTAATATTTATAATAAAAAGGGGTTCAATTTTTTACAAGATTTGTCTAATTACTTACACATATGTTATAACAGTGTTTGTAAAATGTTTAGATGGAAAAAATTGAATTTAATATATTATAAATTAAAAAGACATAAATAATTCTCTTATTATATATATTAGGTTTAATTATAAAATGTCGTCTAATCGTAATAATAAAATGAACGACCTTAAACCCCCATCAAAGATTATTGGTGTTCAGTTTAGTATATTATCACCTGAAGAAATACGTAAAAATTCAGTAGTAGAAGTAACTTCGCGTGATACATATATCGGAAACAAGCCAGTTGTTGGTGGATTATTTGATCCGCGTATGGGTGTTTTAGAACCTGGAATAATTTGTCCTACCGATGGTTTAACTTATATTGATACTCCTGGTTATTTTGGGCATATTGAATTAGCCAGACCAGTGTTCTTTATTCAACATTTAAAAGAAATAATGAAAATATGTAAATGTGTGTGTTTCAAATGTAGTAAATTATTAATTAACAAAAATCGCCATAAACATATTATTTCAATGAATGCGGAAGATAGATGGAGTTATGTAAGTGGTTTAGCAGCAAAAGTAAAAAGGTGTGGTGAAAGTATTGAAGATGGTTGTGGATGTAAGCAACCTGATAAAATAAAATTGGAAGGAATGGCTACATTGTATGCGATTTGGGAAAATATTGCGTCAGAAGAAGCGAATGAAAGTAATAAAGTCAATATTCGTTTAACTCCTGAATTAGTATTAAAAATTTTCAAGCGTATTTCAAATGAAGACATTACATTTATGGGTTTTAGTCCAACATGGTCAAGACCTGAATGGATGATATGTCAAGTTCTTCCAGTGCCGCCACCAGCTGTTCGTCCTTCAGTAAAACATGACGCGCAACAGCGAAGTGAAGATGATTTAACCCATATTTATAGTAATATTATTAAAACAAATCGTGACTTATTAGAAAAAATAAATAATCCAGCGACATCACCAAATGTAATTGAAGGTATGACTACATTTTTACAATATTTCATTGCGATGATTGTAAACAATAAAGTCAAAGGTGCGAATCCAATGGCTCAACGCTCAGGTCGTCCACTTCAATGTATTATGGGTCGTTTAAATAGTAAAAATGGTCGTATTCGTGGTAACCTCATGGGTAAGCGTGTAGATTTTAGTGCTCGTTCCGTAATTACTGGTGACCCTAATTTATCTTGTCGTCAATTAGGTGTTCCTATGAAAATTGCGAAAAATCTTACGAAACCTATGGTTGTAAATGACCGTAACCGTGATTTCTTGATGAAATTAATTCAAAATGGCCCAGAAGTTTACCCTGGTGCTAAAATTTTGGAAAGAAAAAATGGTGAAAATATCTCATTGCGATATGTGGACCGTGGTTCTATTAGATTAGAAAACGGCGACATCGTACATCGTCATATGATGGATGGTGATGCTGTTTTGTTTAATAGACAACCGTCCTTACATAGAATGTCTATGATGTGTCATATCGTAAAGGTGATGAAAAAAGGTGACACATTTAGAATGAATGTAGCGGACACAAAACCGTACAATGCGGATCGACCAACATCACTGCATAATAGCAGTAATGATTCATTATAATCATCAAGGTCCGCAACAGGGAGCGTGAAAAGCGTGTTACTCCCTAGTAAATAATTCAATAAATTCTTGGATAAAATAATAAAAAAAAATAAATATAAAGAAATTTCTTCTTATAAAATAAATGGTAGACGATACAAAACCTTTAGACGAAAAATGTTGTTCAAGATGTGGTGAAAAAAAAGAAGTTGATAAATTTATTAAAAACCGTAACATATGCAAAATATGTAACAACAAAAGGCGAATAGAAATCCGAGATAATGCTATCAAAAATATAGACACTGAAATAAAACAAACTTGTACTACTTGTAATGAAACCAAACCAATTGCTAGTTTTGTAAAAAATACTAAAAAATGCTCAGACTGTGATAATAAAAGGCGTCGTCTAAGATATCAGACCGATGAAAATCATAGATTGAATGCCATACAGAAAGCAAGCGAGTTCAAGCATAAAAAAGTGATTGAACGTCGTCAATTAAAACAGCAAGAAATTGGTGAAAACAACAAGAAATGTAGTGTTTGTTTTACTATAAAACCAAAAGACAGATTTCGACATAACAGATTAAGATGTAAAGATTGTGAAAGAGATGAACCTATACAAAAATTCATACGAAACGTTCGTTCAAGGATATATATTGCCTTGAATCAAAGTAAAGAAAATCATACAAATGAATATCTTGGTATATCCAATATTGAATATATAAAATGGATATGTCATTATAACGAAAAATACACTCTTGAAAATCGTGGAAAAGAATGGCATATAGACCATGTTATTCCGTTATCTAAATTCAATCTTGAAGACAAAGCCGAACAATTAATAGCATTCAATTGGAGAAACACTATGCCTTTATCTGTAAAAGAAAATTTATCAAAAAATTGTAAAATAATAAAAACACAAATTGAACAACATTATAAAAAATTAGTAGACTACCATAAAGAAAACAATATAGAAATGCCCCAAGAATTTATTGATTTATTTGCGAAACACCTTGTTGACGGGGAAACCTTAAAGCCTTCACTACCACTCACTACAGGAAACGTCTGTGAGGATCTCGGTTAATAGCCGACAGCCGATGGTAAAAAAGTGAAGGATGATTACGAAAGTATGAAATAGGCAATCCGCAGTGCTACTGTCTAAGTCCGTTATGGTAGGATATGACAGGCACTCAGAGACTGCTGAGGTGTTGGTGAACAATGAAGGATTAGCCATCCCGAGTTTGCTTAAGGTACAGTCCTTCCTCTCTGGAAACTTAGAGGGTGTAGTATATTTAGCCTGGAAAAATAAATTATTAAAAAAGTAAAAAATTCCAGACCATTTATGCTGCGAAAGTTTGATGGCGATGAAATGAATATGCACATGCCGCAAAATATATTAGCAGAAACAGAATTAAGACATCTAGCGGCAATACCATACCAAATGATTAGTCCAGCAGGAAACGCACCAATCATTGGTATATATCAAGATTCATTATTAGGTTCATACCGTTTTACAAGACCTAATATAAAATTTAGTCCAAGAGACGCAATGAACATATTAATGATGTATAATAATGTAAATACAGACGCATTACGCGAAAAAGGTAATGAAATAACCAATTTTGACATATTATCACAAATATTATCACCTTTAACAATGAAATATAAAACAAAAATGTATGATGAATCAGAAGAATATGATAAATCAAATAATGTATTAGAAATTCGCAACGGTAAATATATTCGCGGTCAATTAGAAAAATCAGTATTAGCATCAACTACAAAAGGAATTATTCATCGTATTTGTAATGATTTCGGAAATATGGCTGCTTCCAATTTTATTGATGATTTACAAAATGTCGTAACTGAATATATGAAGTCAAGTTCATTTAGTGTAGGCATTAGTGATTTAATTGCTGATAAGAAAACACAAGATAGTATTATTCAAATTATTACAACACAAAAACAAGAAGTTCAATCATTGATAGAAAAAGTCCATTTGGGTATATTTGACAATCCAACAGCAAATACCAATTTGGTTGAATTTGAACAAAATGTAAATAACACATTAAACAAAGCAACCGAACAATCAGGTAAAATTGGTCGTAAATCATTAAGTAAAAATAACCGTTTCTTGATGATAGTAGAATCTGGTTCAAAAGGTACTCTAATCAACATATCACAAATGATTTCTTGTTTAGGGCAACAAAACGTAGATGGTAAAAGAATTCCATATGGATTTGATAGTCGTACACTACCACATTTCAGTAAATTTGATGATTCACCAAATGCTCGCGGTTTCATTGAAAACTCATATATTTCAGGATTAACAGCACCAGAATTATTCTTCCATGCTATGGGTGGTCGTATCGGTCTTATTGATACTGCTTGTAAATCAGTTACTTGGGAAACCCCTATTGTTATTTTGGAAAATGATAAACCAAAGTATATTGAAATCGGTCGTTGGATTGATAGTATATTAGAAAAATCACCAGAAAAAGTAAAACATTTTACTGATAGACAAATGGAATTATTAGATATTGAAAACAATGAGATATACATTCCAACAACTGATGAAAATGGTAATGTTACTTGGGGTGAAATTACAGCAGTTACAAGACACGACCCTGGCGATGCTTTATATGAAATAAAAACTCACGGTGGTAGAAGTGTTATTGTAACAGAAAGTAAATCATTATTAATTTGGAACCCTAAAACACAAACATTGGATGAAACATCAACGCCAGATATTAAAATTGGTGATTGTGTTCCTGTTACAGGTGAATTATGTAAACCACCAACAGTGTCAAAATACATTGATATTGTTGATTATTTACCAAAGTCTGAATTTGTATATGGAACCGATTTCAATATTGCTATTTCAATGATAAAAAAAACAATGGAAAATAGAAATAAAATACCAGCAGATTGGTGGAACCAAAATAATAATAAATATTTCACATTACCGTATAGTAAAAAATCATCATTACAACGTACATCTGTAAGGTCAAATATTGAAAATATAAAAGATGGTTATGTTTATCCATATCACGCATATCGTAAAGATGCGTTTATTCCAGAAAAATTCACATTAAACGAAGAAAATGGTATATTTTTAGGGCTTTATTTAGCAGAAGGTCATAGTAACAATTGTCATATTACTATTACAAATAACAATGACAATATTCGTTCTTTTGTTAAATCATGGTTTGATAAACATAATATTTCTTACAATGAAAAATCAAAAATAAATAAAATTGGTGGGTTATCAACAAGTATAACAGGTAGTTCATCAGTATTATCAAAATTCTTATTAAAATTAGTCGGTCATAAAGCGGAAAATAAATTCGTTCCAACAGAAGCGTTTACTGCTTCAAATGAATTCATAATTGGTTTATTAAATGGTTATTATTCAGGAGACGGTTATATTACTAAGAATTCAATTGACGTAGGCAGCGCTTCAAGTAGATTAATAGAAGGAATTTCTATGTTATGTTCTAGATTAGGTATATTTGGTAGAACGTCCAAGGTTCAATTGAAGAAAAATAATTTGAATACTAAAAACATAAAACCAACTTATCGTTTTACAATAAGCGCTCATTGGGCATATAAATTTGCCGAACAAATATCATTTATTGAAGAAAATAAAAATCACAAATTAAAAACTAAAAAATGGAATAATAAAAAACATATGAATTTTGATACCTATAATAATGTTATATTGGATAAAATTACTGAAATCAATATTCTTGGCGTTGAAAAATACCCAAAGGTTTATGATTTAACTATTCCTTCAACATTGAATTTCGGTTTAGCCAATGGTCTACAAGTTCGCGATACATCTCAAACAGGTTATATTCAAAGAAGATTAATTAAAGGTCTTGAAGATTTGAAAGTAGAATATGATATGACAGTTAGAAATAATAAAGGTAAAATTATTCAGTTTTCGTATGGAGATGATGGTTTTGATTCAACCCGTGTAGAAAATCAAATCATTCCATTGGTTGGAATGAGTATTGAAGATTTATATGTTCATTACGATATTGTTGGCGTTAATGACCAAAATACAGAAACAATTAACATTTATTCAAAAGGCACTGTAACAAGAATAAAGAAACAGCGACCTGAAACAAAAGCAAAATGTCACAGATACATTGATAAAATGATAAATGCTAGAAATGATATTGTAAAGGGAATATTCAAATATAAAAATGAAAATTCAGTGAAAGTTCCAGTAGCATTTCAAAACATTATAGCAAATATTCAAGGTCAATTAGGGTTGAACTCAAATTCTATCGTAGACATTACACCATTAGAAGCGTTTTCATTAATTGAAGAATATTTTGATAAATTAAAATTATTAAGATTTGTTCAACCAACACCATTATTTGAAGTACTATATCATTTCTATTTAACACCAAAGGATTTATTATGTAATAAAAGATTTCATCGTAAAGCTTTGATATTATTATTAGAAACAATCCTATTGAAATACAAAGAAGCAATTGTTCATCCAGGAGAAATGGTAGGTGTAATTGCTGGTCAATCCATTGGTGAACCAACTACACAGCTCACTTTGAATTCAGTTACTTATGAAACTGAAATTGTTACTCGTAATTCTAAAAAAGAAATTAAAAAAGTTCAAATTGGTGATTTTATAAAGGAACAAGTATCAAAATCTTCTAAAATTGATTATATGGCTGATAAGGATACAACTTATGCTGAACTATCTAATGAAACCGAATATTACGAAATACCATCAGCAA